GTGATATGCATCGAGTTTTGAATCTGAAAAATATTCATTTAGTTTTGAAAGGCACGTGTTCTTTGTAATCCATGCAGCAATAACTAAGTCGTTTAAATCACCTATTTGTTTAGGATATTTATCCCTTTCATTTTTATCAATTTTAGATAGAAACTTATCCCATTCCAAATCGATCTTAGTATCTTTAAAGAACTTTTCCCATGTAAAAATCTTCTTACCTCTTTTAAGTTTCTCCATCATCTTCTTTTTACCGGTGGCATCATTATCAAACATGTATTTAATTGTAGGTATCTCATCAAATTCGGTGGTTGATCGACCAGCAGTTGCAAGTCCTATTGAATTTGTAATGAACATTGCATCGATAGGCCCTTCAAACATTGTAACTTCTCGCTGAAAATCAACCAGCATTACACCAAAAAGAGTTGATAATTTTTTAACACTTACCAATTCCTCTTCAGTTAAATTTAACTCTAACTTTGCCTCTTCATATATTTTTTCAAGATCGTAAGTTAAGTATCTTGAGTTTGCCTTCTTTTCAAGTGATCTGGTTTGGAAGCCAATAACCTTCTCTTGAGGTGCTAAATTTAATACAACAATTCTTTTATCTTTTGGAGAATACATGAAGCGATCTAATTTATTAGACAATAAACGTTTTCTTAGATAAAAGAATGCAGGTTCTCCAGGTTCTATTTCTTTGAATCCAAACCATTCTCTGACTTGGGCTCTTGTTGGAGATAAATCATGTGTGAGTTTAAATACGTCATGTTCAAGAACTTCGATGTCATTAGTTTCCATCTTATGTTCTTGAATGTAATCAATAACTTGGATAGAATCATCGGTGTTTTGAAACTTAATGTGATGGTCTTTTAATAATTGGTATGCATTTGAGTGAGTTGAACAGTTAAAGCAATGATATTGTAAAGTGTCCCAATACAAATTACCACGTTTCTTTTTATGGTCTGTACTCGAATCGCCACAATATGGACATGCCATAGTAATCCTACCTGGCATCTCCTTAATCATATGCTTTGCCGGCTCGTGATGAGCTTTTACAATTGCTTGTTTAACAAGGCCTCTGATTTTTGCTTTAAGTTCCTCTGTTATTTTTTGATTTTGCATACTTATTATATATGAAAAAAGGGCCAAGTTTACACTTGACCCTCTAATCTTACCTAATTATATTAAATATCTAAATCGTTTAAGAAAGAATCTAGGTCATCGGATGAATCTACATTCGTAGAATCAGGGCTTGATGTCATCGATTCAGGAAATTCAAAATCTGAAGATCCATTAGCCGATTCAGCTACTTTTTCAGTTTTAGCTGGAGCTTTTTTAGCTGCTGGTTTGTTAACCACATTATCTAAAGAATCTCCTGGGTTTAAATAGTTTCTTAGGATACTATTAACGAAATCTAATGTTTCGCTATCCCATGCTTTGTATTCGTATGGCTCTAAACTTGGTGCTGCTTCTAATTCAGCTTTGATAGTTGCCATAGTTTCGGCATTACGCTCAGCTGGAGTACCATTCATATCGATCGGACTTGTTTTAGAAGAGAATTTAGATTTATCGTAGTTGTTGAAATCTCCTTGGCGAGTGATAATCAATTCGAAGTTTTTACCCGCAAATAAGTCAAATACTTGAGTTGGCTCACCAAATGCTGGCTTTAATTCTTCGTCGATTTTCTCTTTGATTTTGTAACCAAATTTGAAGATTTTGTATTGACCTTCCAATTCTGGATTTTGTGGGTCTTTAATAATCTTAACAAGAGCGAAATATTGTTCACGTCTTTTAAGTTTATCACTCATTTTACGGTCAACCGCTGAATCACTTTTACGTAATTTAAAGAATACGTCTGCGATAGGGCATTTGTCACCAACTGTAGATGGAGAGTCAACCATTTTACCGTCACCATTGGCGTTTGTTAACCAGTGTACGTACTTTTTTACTAATGAATTTCTTGGGTTTGAAGGGTTCGGAACGAAGCGAATCATTGCTTTGTATGTTCCATCTTTACCATCGTCAGCCGTTGGCTTGTAAAGATCGCTTCCAGATGAAGCTTGTGTTTCGTGAGTTTCAACATCGGAAACTCCTAGATTAAAAATGTCAAATTCTGCCATGTCTTTAATTGCTTTAATTTTTGTTAATACTTTAATTGTTCTAAGTTTTTAAGGGCCCTTTAAGTAACTTATGATAGTTATATAGAGAACGATGATTTTGTTTCACTCTCTATAATAATATATATCTTTTTATTTAGGGGTAGTGGCTACCTGGAGACTCTCTTTTTTGTTTATAAAATATTTTTAGATAATTTTGAAACAAAAAGTCACACGTTGAATATAACTTAAGTCTTTAAGCCTCTGGGTAAAATATGGTTCTTGCTAAGTGATTTAAGAAGTAGGCATCCACCAAATCATCCATTGGTTTCGGAACTTTTTTAACGGATCCGATTTGAGTTTGACAGAATCCAAGCAATGACGAGTTTTCCAACGAAGAATCATTAAGAACGTTTTCCAAGAATTTAACCCACAACTCATCCTTTTTCATGTTACCCTTTCCTGCATGCTTCTTAATTGTCGAAGGTGCGATTGTCATCATATCAAGGACTTCAAGCCTCGACATTATCTCCATTTTCAGGATTGCAGCTCCAGCCGCCATATCAATAATATTGTTTGTTCCGGAAGATGAACCATAAGAAGAACCTTCAAAAGCAATCACAAAAGGAGATTCATCTCCTACAATTTCAATAATCATATTAATAATATCGTTTGCAGTTTGAGTGTGTCTCTGAATTTTAATCATCTCACTCTTAGAATATGCCTCGTTATTTGTCCAATCCGGCTGAAAAGAGATTTTCGTATCTTCAAGTTGGTTTAATTCCTCTTGAATCTTTTGTTCAGCCTTGGTTCCTGTGTTCGGCTTTAAATAACCAATAAAGTTGTACTTATTATCTGAAAAGATACAGATTCCCGGAGAATTAAGGGAAAAGTCGATTGTTACAAAATTCATTTATAGATTTTTACCAAGAGAAGCACCAAGAGCGGCACCTACTAATCTTGAAGTTAGCATATCATACATAATACCTGATTGAATTCCCAAGATATTTGCTACAGTTTTACCAATAGTTTTACCAAGAGCAAAACCTGCAAGTCCACCAAAGATGCTTCCTAAAACTCCTTCGTTAGTTATCTCCTCATTGAATCTTTCGACATCATAAGTTCCATCAGCTTTTTTATAACTTTTTGAGAACTCTTCTAAAGCTGCATCAACTTTAGCCTCCAATTCGTCAGTCCATTCTGTTTGAAGAGACTCGTTTAATATCTGTAATTCTGAAGGAGTGATGTTCTCCTCAGCCATAAAATCTAAAAATGTTTTCATATACTTATATATCTTAATCTATTTCTAATGCTATATTAAATTTATTATAGTAGAAGTTAATATCGAATGTTGTAAATTCTGCAATATTAGAACTCATGTTTAAATCAAGTTCTGAAATCGAATTTAATATTGGTTTCTCAAAAACAGCACTCATAATATGAATTCCTTCAGCATCCATGATTTGCAATTTAACATCATTTAACCAAGGTTCTTTTACTCCCTTTGAATAATAATAAAGAAGAGTATCTTGCAAAATCCAATAATTAATATAACCATCAAGTAGTTGCATTGTAACTTTAAACTGACGATCGATCATATTCTGTATTGGAATAGCGCCTCTATGGTATGTTATTGTACCATCATTTGGAGATATTTGAATTGGATCAAAACTAATTCCTGGTAAATTTACACCTTGAATTGAATAGTTAATAAAATCTATAGGTTCAGTAATTAAATTACCCGGCATTCTATTCAAATACTTGCGATATTTGTCAGCAACCTCCTTAGGAATAAAAGTCCTTGGGAATTTAAAATTGAATAAATTATTTCTACTATTTAAAATCATTATACGATGTTAACATTTCCAAAGTACAATAGTGATTCTGTACTTCCGTTTTTAATATTGATGTAAAATTTATCTGCAAATTGGTTAGCATCTGACTGATCAAATCTAACGGCAACTGCCTTTGGTATTTTAAAGAAAACTTCTCCAGCTCCCATATCTACTCCTGGAAATCCAGGGTCATGTGAGATTCTTTGTTCAATAGCTCCACTTTTAATTATTAAAATCATGTCCTCAGCATTTACTAAGCTAATTGATTTTAAAGTGTCTCCGTCTGGCTGAACAACTTTAAATTTAATAAAGTTATCTGAAACCTTTGAAAGATTAATTGTTCCAATTCCCTCTTTTTCATATACAAATCCATTAGTTGCACTTGTATTTGCTCCATCAACTGTAACATTTGCGCTACCCGCCATAATTCCATAAGTATCTAGGGCTACTGGAACATATTTAGTTTCTCCAACTGTAGGTCTTATTGAATTTACGAAAGCATTAAGTTCTCTATTAACGATAGTATTTGGCAATGTATTATAAACAACTGTTGGTGAAAAGCTTGAATTCAAATTCAACTTTAATAATTTCTTTCCATACTTCTTAGGTTGAGAATATATTAAAGATGCAGTTTTTAAGATTTGAGTATTATCAGTTTCATTATAAATTCTCATGTTGACATTAAGTAAAAAGTTACTTGAAATTGATGAGTTCATAATTACCGGTCTAAATACAATCGGCTGATCAAATTGATTTGTTTGTGTAAATGTATTTGTAAAGGTATTAATATAATTAAGACCCAACTGCTCGCTTACTTGAACTTCATAGAAAACTGTTAAATCGTCTCCTGAAGTTTGCATTCTACTATTGATATAATTTTCAAATCCAGAAAGTGAACCATCCTTTGTACCAAAAATGTTAAAGTAATCTCCATCAGTTGCATGTTCTATATTAACTGATAAATCTACAAACTCATCCTCTCTTGGCAGAACTACTGATTTTCCCTCTCCCAATTTGATGTATTCATATCCATTATCAGTAAATAGTTCACTGATTAATTTAAAAT